CCTCTAGATTCTTGTAAAAGAGGACTAGTTTGCTGTCCTCTAGATTCTTGTAAAAGAGGACTAGTTTGCTGTCCTCTAGATTCTTGTAAAATAGGACTAGTTTGCTGTCCTCTAGATTCTTGTAAAATAGGAGCATTTGGAGAGGTAGACCTAGATGTTTGCAAAATAGGAGCAATTGGAGATACAGGTCTCGATGGTTGAAAAATAGGAACAACAGGAGAGATAGGTTTTGGAGGTTGCAAAATAGGAGAGGTTGAAACAGGTGTGCTTAAGTCCGCCAACGTCTCGGATCTAGATGGCAAACTGAGTATTTCGACTCGACCTTCCGTGCCAACTTGTCCAATATCTTCCAGAATAGGATTCGATATTTTGGTAGGTTCTTTTACAGTAATTCCTGTAGGAGGAGGCGGAGGCCGGAACAGGGAAGGAGTTCCAGAATCAAATGCCCCAGTCGATACTCCCATTTGCGGTATTTGGTATATAACTGGCGGTAATACTCGAGTTGGCACATCATATCCCGAGTCGGGTTTCTTTCTAGGTTTGCGGGGAGCACGTTTTCTCTTTTTAGCAGGTGTCTCTCCAACTTTGACGACAACGGTTTGAATATTACCAACAACACTCTTTTTTATTTTAGTTGCCTTTTTAGATGATGCTTCTTTTTTGACAGGCATAATATAATATAGCGGGACATTATTTTGTTTTTTTGTCTTCCTTTTTTGGTTCTGGTTCTGGTTCTTCGAAAATAACCTCTCCTTCAAATTTATAAAACAACCGTTTATGCTTGAGATTCATCAACAACCAGTCATGCGGATGTTTGTAGAGTTTCATTATTTGCTGGAACTCTTTCTCCTTGTAGTCATAGAACTCATTGAAAATCTTCTCCATCTGGGATTTCCCTAAATTGTATGTGATGACATTTGTAGCAACCTCTCGCCATCTTTTCGGCAATTGATATATGTTCTGTGCTAGGAGCATAACAGTGACTTTCAAATGGCGGAGTTTGGTAATGATGCGATTCAAGACAACCTCTGCTCCCTTGTCCTTACGGAACAATGCTCCCATATCGTCAATGACAAGAAGCGAGAACTCATTATTATTTCCGTGCTCTAGCAACCTCTCGTATAATTCGGTTAAAACCTCTTCACTGTATTCATGGAACAAACATTCTTTCGGAATGCGGTTTATAAATATGTTGTCTTTAGGAGCAATCGAATGAAGCGAAATCTCTGGAATGATTACATAGATATTGTGGTAGACATATTCCAGCGGACCACGTATGAGATTAATAGCGAGTGTTGTCTTGCCTCCACCCATTTTTGCGACCAGTAATGTAAAATTGCATTGCGAAAAAGCACACTTAACTGCTTCGTATTTTTCCAATTTCGGATCTATGCACTTGTCGCACATCATATCGACTTTACCCATTACAGGCGGTTCTATTTTTAGGACTTTCATAATTATAATATACGCCTATATATAATGGAAGATATAGAATATCCATATGAGAGGAAGAGGCGAATAAGACGGAAACGGATGCGACAAATTGGGGCGGATGGATTGCGGAGAATGGATAATCCGTTGTCTCTCTACAAAGCATTGCAGATTGGATATTTACGGGACGAGAATGCGCAACAGCAGAAATTAAAGAAGTTTGGGTATGTTCTGGATAAAGAATTGTCGAATGGAAAAGAGCACGTTGTGGCATATAATCCAACAACAAAAAAAGCGTTGTATATCATCAATGGTAGTTCCACAGATATTTTAAACCCGAACCAATTGCTAAAAGACTGGCGAACCAATGTCCTAAATGTGCCTACAGGAACATTGCAGTATACTCCAAGATACATGGAAGAGAAGGATATATACCAGAAAATCCATGACAAATACAAGGACTCTAAAGTAGTTTTGGCCGGTCATTCGCAATCTGGGGCGACAATCAACCGAATAACCGAGAGGGGAGATTTGGGAGTAAGTTTGAATCCAGCACTGATTAATAATGCGGAAAATCCAAATGTAAAGAACTACAGGATTGAGGGAGATATTGTGAGTGCATTTTCGAATCCTCAAACGGTCAAAACTATTGAGACGGCGGGAGCACTGAATCCATTGCAATCTCATAATATTGAGACAATCAAACAACAACCAATCTTTTTATGAAGCAAACATTTAATATACAGAATATGAAATGTTCGAGAGGATATAATCCCGCTTATTATTTGTTAGGGAGGATTGATTCCATTCTTTTAAACTCTGGATTCAACAGAACCGTCAGGCAAGACGACGAAGATAATATCCGCCTTGGCAATGAATGTAACAAATAAATTGTTTGAAGGAGCATTTGAAATATTCATCTCGAGGAATGAGTTGGAAACAGTCAAATCCATACCAGACAAGAAATTGGCGGAACTGGCACAACGCAAATCTTCGCAGAATGAAAACGATGCAAGATTATTAACCTCTGTGGTAGTGTTTGCTTCAACTACTAACTTATCACATGTAGCATCAGTAGGAGCAGTTCCAGTAGAAATATAACGGAAATAATTGTCAAATACAAATCCAGACTTTGTTTTCCAAGAATCATACGTTGTATCAAAATTGGACATTATTGCTCGAGCATATACAGTAGAAGGACTAATCAAAGTGTTATGAGGATTGGCAGGGACACGCTTGGAACTAGCAATAAAATAATTCAACGAACTAACGAGAGGCATTTTGGAATCAAATTGCCCATTGAGCGACCCTGCAGTAGTAACAAGACTTTCGCTAAAACGAGTAGCAAGCGAACGAGCAGAGCGGACACGCACTGGCACCTGAACACTAACAGCGCCATTTGTGCTGGAACTAATAGCACCGCTTCCAATTCTGTATGTAAGACCCGCCATGTAATGTTCTTTTTGGGGAGACAGTAATTTCATTGATGCTTCATCGAGAGAAAGAGTAAAAAGATTAATGGCAATCTGGTCAATGGTAATCTGGACAACTGCACCAGCACCTGCCGCAGTCGTAGCATTCAAAATAACAATAGGAGCAAGTTGGGGAGTGTAAAGACTGACAGATGACTTTGCCAATTTACCAATTGGGCACATCGAGCGATTTCCAGTTCCAAATAAAGAGTTGCAGAAAGGAATTTCATACGAGTGATAATTTGACCCAAGAGTAAGAGCAGCACCAGAAAAATTAAGAATACCATGTCCTTGTAAAATATTTTTATTCGGATCAATTGACTGCTCACCTAGGAATCCCATGTTAAACATAGTATCTCTCTGGGTTACATCAAATTGCCAGTTTGTCTGCTCAGACATAGCAATGTCATATCCAGTTACATCATCAACAACTTGTCCAGCAACATATGTGGTCATTCTGTTAATGTAACTATGAGCAGATGACTGCAAATATGCTGCCAAACTAGTATAATTTGTCGTGGATGCTGTCGTAACCTGATATCTAACTCTGAATGAAATTGTTGATTTAGCAGTGTCGCAGTATACATTAGCACCTTGTCCAGTTGGTAGATCAAAGTTCAACTGTTGGGAACCGAGAGTAATTTGGGTAGGAACCGTAAGGGAATTACTAACAGAAGTAGCAGTTGAGACAACCTGACTAATATTGTTAGGTTGCACACGAACCCATTGAGATGTGACAGAGGCGGAAACTGCTCCGTCTGGACTGGGCAAAATCGATTTAGGCAACGCGAGAGGAATAGACGACATTTATATATTCAGAGTAGAAAATAAAAATGAAAATCCGCTTTTAAAGACATTCCGCTGTCGGTCGGACTCCGACCACAAGCGGAATTGCAAAGCAGGATAGTGCAAAACAATGATATTCCTTATTGGTTGTTTTTAGTCTCGGTTTCAAAGGCAGACGAAACCGCCTCTCCTAGAATATCGCTAAACCCGCCGACATATTTTAAGTTCTTCCGAAAAATATTAATTTGCAAACTCATAAATGTCGCAATGCCATTAAAATCGACGAGATTACCTCCGTTGTCTCGGATCTGGATATTCAATACATCGCAAGACAGTGAATTTAACCTAAACTCATTATTCGCATTCTGGTAAACAATCTGGGTATTCAATTTTGAATCATTCGGGATTGAACAAAGAACGTTCGAATATGAAACCTGCCCATCTACTCCTAAAACTAACCCATTATACATAGAACCATTAGCGACGCATATTTGATATGATGCATTGGGAAGGAAATTACATACTCGCGTGAATTCATAAAATCCATCGCATTCGATAAACCCGCTAAACCCCATTATATAATCAATGGAAGATGGATAAATATTGAAACCTCCTCCTCCAGTCTTTGTTATTTTGAATCGAGAGGTTATGGGATTTATTGCTAAAGAATACCCGATTACAATTGTTGGGAAAATATCAATGAATGTTCTTGCAGTATAATTGCCATATGGAAATACATATGTTCCATAATCAATATTTAGAATATTGTTGTATTGGTTTATTATATAATTAGAATTAACCAAAACGACAGATGGAATGGAAATAGTAATATACTCAACTGTTTTGTCATCTTCGTATGAGATGTAATTACGCAAATCATATAATATATCACTCTTCATATCTCCGTTTAATAACTGTCCAGAACTGGATTTAGTTGAGAGGTAGAGCACTTTTGTCTCCTTCGATTTCACTTCTTGGTATTTGGCAGTCATCTTTATCCTTTAGAATCTCATTAGACATTATTACATTTTTGTTTGGTTCAGTCTCAATAATGCTCGGCAATTGTGGTTTATCAAACTGGAACAATTCTTTAAAATATTGAGTATCTTCATCACGCTTCCTCTCGTATTCTTCTATTTCTTGCTGGGTTATTTTACCTGTTTGTGCTTTAAATATCAATTCTGCTTCTGGCCGATTGCCAATTAATCTATCGATGTTCTCTTTAATCATTTGCTCTTTGATGCTCAACATTGTATTCGTATAATTAACCCAGAGATTTATTTCTGATGGAATAATATACAATGGAAGAAGAACCTCCTAAAGAATCTATTTTGAAACCCAAAGCACGGAAAACTCCTGTAAAGCAAACCGAGGAAGAACGAGTTGCTTTAGCGATGCGTATGAGAGCAATCAACGATAAAAAAATATTGGATGCTTCCGAAAAGATCCGCAAAGAACAGGAGGCAATTAAACCAGTTGCACCAGTTGCTCCTCAAGTGTCTACGCCAGTTCCTGAACCTCCTCCTGCTCCTAAAATTGTTCGCCAGAAGAAGTTCATAAAAGTGATTGAAATAACCGACGATGAGGAAAGCGATGATGAACCACCAATAATTATAAAGAAGAAACAGAAACCAAAAGCGAAACCTTTAGAAGAAACTCCTGCTCCTCCAGCGAGAAAACAACGAGTGACCAAACCAAAAGAACCGATTGCTCCTATTATTGAAATACCGAGAGGAAGGTTTTTATAAAATATATGTGAGTGTATTATATAATGGAAGAAGTCGCAGAAAGTCAAGTATACCGTTTATATTTAAGCACGATGACGGGGTTTCCAAATCTTCTAAATAATACGGATAAAGCAAATGTCACATGGCAGGTAGATTTTGATTCTCTTTTTAATCGAGAGAATTACAACTATAAGAATTGCCGATTGAGATATAAACTTGTGTCTGACCCAGCAACAAACACGAGTCATATAAATAACAAGGGCGTTTTAGCAATAAATGGATTATCCTCTCGATATACTTCTAAAAATACTCCCTATCTTGTTCTAGACAATCTAATTCCTGTTGCATCATCAACACATGGATGGTTTGATATAACCACAATGGCAGAAGTCGGAGTAGATATAGTTGTGCCATATGGACTATCAACAATTAACCCGCAATTATGGGATAATGGATTCGGAAGCACTACAACTGGAAATGCGGTATTGCAAACATTTACCGCAAATTATACTTTGGTTCTTTCATTTGAACTATATAACCCTAAATAGAGCAATTTCGCTTGCGGTCGATTAGGGAGGGTTGGGAAGGGAACCGTTGGTTCCCTCCAGCGAGAGGATAGAAACGTTTTTTATTTGGTTGAATTATTAAATAAATAACAGCATATATTATAAATATGAGTCTGAGTGGAATCAACACATACGGGAGTCTCCCAAACATAACAGGAAATGCGGACGCAGATTTTAACGATATAACCGTGCAAAATATTAGTGTTGCGGATAAACTTTTATTCGAACAAGCAGATTCAAACGATGAGGGAAATATGACCACATATATTTTCCAAGACCCAACCACTAATGATTTAGTAGTAAACAACAACAATCCTCTCGGTGGTTTCAAAATACAATATGGAAATACTCCAGACACAAGCATATTGAGTTTCCGAATTGATCCGTATAATCAGAAGTTGGAGTATCCAGTTGGAAATGACCCTGAGGAAAGCATCACATTTGCGGAACTGAATGCATTGAAAGGCATTTATACAAATGTGTCAATTCAAGACCAGATAAATACAATTGTTGATATTACGGCGGGAGGTGGATACTGGGGCACATTCTTCAGTGATATTGACCAATTTCTCACATCCGCAAATACGCCAACCATTGCAACATTAAACGGATATGATGCGCAAAACGACGGGTTAGCATTATATGGTTCGGTAGGTTTGGGCAATTATAACTCGGTAAAAGTCTTAAAAAAAGCAACATACAATATCCAGATTTGTTTTCAACTTTCATCAACCAGTTCTAGCACAGCACAATTTAGAACTTGGTTTCGAATCAATGGTGCGGATATTGCAAACAGTTCTGCTGGAGTGACAACCCACAACAATAATGGGTATGAAATAATAACATACAATGTGATTATGCCTCTCGACATAAATGATATTTTAACTCTGATGTGGGCGAGTAATGCAACAAATCAGCATCTGGAAGCATTACCAGCACAAACGAGTCCGTTTACTTGTCCATCCTCTCCATCTGTCTATTTGAGTTTTCAACAAGTGACTGCATACCAAGATAATACAGTTATTGTCGATGACCTAGCAACGAAGGTGACCGCATTGGAATATAAAACACAAGAGCAAACATACAGTAATTTGACGTATACAACTACATTCGCAAATTCAGTCTCTGCGGGTAATACGGTTGTTTCTCGGTTGGGAGTTGGCAAACCAGTCTCTGCATCGTATGGTATTGATGTGAGTGGGAATGTCAATATTACTGGAACATATCAAATCAACGGAGTCACGCTCACAAATGGTCTTGCGTATGGGACAGTTTCTTCTGGACAAATCCTATCAACCTCTCCCAATTTTATTGGACTAATAAACAGCGGAACGGATTATAACATATATCTTCCCGGGGTCGCAGGAATACCACAAGGTAAAATATACCAGTTCTTTCCAAAATCTCCGTTTCCTGCTGGAAAGGTGGTATACATATGGGGGCGAACAGTATCACAGCAAATACTCATAAATGGAGTCGTAGAGGAATCCGTAGTATTTACTGAATCAATCCAGAGTCTAAGTTTAGTATGCATATCGAATACTCCTAGTTCGACAGTCCCATGTTGGGCGGTTTTCAATAATGAATATTTTTCAGATGAGTATATGAGATTAAATGCGGGAGTAACAAATACAATCGATGCTACGAATAATTTCTATGGAAACAATACTTATTTTGGATACAATAATTTCAGTAGGATAGAAGGAGATGCAGTTGCCCTGAAAATAAATGGCGGATCATATTTGCAAATCGAGGGTGGTTTGTTAGTCGATGGTGTTGGAATTAGTCCAACCGAATTGAGTTTCTTATCAGGAACAGTTGAAAATATACAAGCGCATTTCGATAATTTGGTATATTCGTATATGGGATTAGGCGGAGTGAATGAATCCAATGCAACAAATTATTATTATCAAACACAGACGTTTGCGAGAACAGATGACGAAGGATATGGAATTGTATTAGTTACTGGGTCAAAATTGGTATTAGATGGCGAGTTGTATGTAAATAGCATTTTAATATCTCCTGTTGAATTGTCTCTCCTCTCGGGTGTTTCTTCGAATATCCAAACCCAAATAGATAATTTGGTAAGTGCAGGGTCAGCATATATGCTCCTTGCTGGAACAAATTCAATCTCCTCGACAAACACATATACAGGACAAAACACGTATTCAAGAACAGCAGGAAATACAACCGCAATTTCCTTAACAAGTGGTTCTCAGTTTGATTTACAGGGAAATTTATATGTGAATTCAACTACAATCAGTCCAACAGAATTGAGTTATTTAGATGGTGCTACTTCGAATATTCAATCGCAAATAAATGCAATTGTTGGAGGTGGTTCAGCATACATGACAAATACAGGAACTAATTCTAACTCAGCGAATAACACATTTACAGGAACGAACACATTTTCCAGAACAGCAGGAGACACGACAGCATTGACTGTGACAAGCGGTTCAAGGTTGGCATTAGAAGGCAATTTATATGTTTCAACACTCACAATAACTCCTACTGAGTTGTCTCGCCTCTCGGGTATTTCTTCGAATATTCAATCGCAGATAAGCACACTTGGATTGACACAAGTTTTAACAGCAGGGAATAATGCAGGAGGATTGAACATATATTCAGGACCAATTTCAATTACAAAAAATAGCAGTAGTGTGACTGCAACTGTTGGTATAAATACATCAACTATGATGTGGAATGGAAAAGATGGGTATGGTTCAACTGAATTTATAAACCAATATGGGTCAGGTGGTGATGGTGGTTTTAAGTTTTATAGTTTGGGAGGTGGAACTGTTGCGGTTAATTTTAATACTCCAATTGTAACTATAGATCCTGCAGGAAATATAACCGCTCCATCTTTTATTGGTTCGTTGAGTGGGAATGCTACATCTGCAACGACGGCAACGACAGCAACGACTGCAACGACTGCAACGAATATAGCGGGAGGTTCTGCATCTAAACTCGTATACCAATCTGCTACAAATACAACTGGATTTATAGACAATGGAACGGCGGGTCAATTATTAAAAAGCAATGGGACATCTGCTCCTTCTTGGGTTGATCCACTTACAATTACAGACAATACATATACAGGACAAAACACATATTCCAGAACAGCAGGAGATACAACCGCACTAAAAGTAACAAGTGGTTCGAGGTTGGCGTTGGAGGGTAATTTATATGTAGCAACAACTACAATCAGTCCTACAGAATTGTCCCGCCTCTCAGGTGTTTCTTCGAATATTCAATCGCAGATAAATGCAATTGTTGGAGGTGGTTCAACATATATGACAAATACAGGAACCAATTCAACATCAGCAAATAACACATTTACAGGAACGAACACATTTTCTAGAACAGCAGGAGACACGACTGCGTTGTCTGTGACAAGTGGTTCGAGGTTGGCATTGGAAGGCAATTTATATGTAAATTCAACTACAATAAGTCCTACTGAATTGTCTCGCCTCTCAGGTGTTTCTTCGAATATCCAGTCGCAGATAAACGGACTCTCGAATAACAACTCACAAAAAGTGACATTAATAACGGATGCGAACAGGTATTTCACATGGGATATGGCGGGTATTTGTTTGTTAGATGATGGGGTCGGTTTAACCAATTATAATGTATATCTTCCATTGATTACTTCCGCAGACCAAATAGGCAAGAGTTTTACGATTATTCTAAAAAATGGAACAGGAGCACGTGTAGATACATTTACACAAGGTGGTCAGTATTGGTATTGGTTGGGTGGTATTTACGGAGATACTACATTATATATGAATGGAACAAACAACTATACCTCTGCCTTCGAATATGTGTGCACAACGACAAACTCATGGTATTTAATCCAAAACCAGCGTGATTTTAGAATGAGCACAAATACATATACAGGAGAACAATATTATGCATCGCCCGTTTATTATAATGCCAATTACAATACATTCAACGGGTCTTTTACACAATTTAATGGAACGGCATATTTTCACTCTTCTGTAACATTCAATTATCTGGTTGCGTTTAATTATACAGTCAATCATAATGGAGAGACAAATTTTCAAAATCAAACCTATTTCAACGCACGAGTAGATTATAACTCGTTGTGTGTAATAAATGACGTATTAGCAATCAACGGTAGTTTATCAACAGCAGGAGGAACGGTTTCCTCAGCACAACTCGGATACTTGGGACAAGTTACAGCGGGGAATCAAATCCCAGCAATTGCCGTAGAAGATATGGGAACTCGAACGCCAACAATCGCACGAAATATAACTGCATTAGGATATTTAAGTCAGAACACAATTCTTACTGGAACAACAACAGGAACTAATAATGTTGCAGTTGGAACTTCCTCCCTACAAAATAATAGTGCTGGATCATATTTAACTGCAGTTGGAAGCGGGGCCGGTTCATCTCATGCGGTCGGGGATTACTGCACATATTTAGGTTATAATACGGGACAAAATAATACTGCGAGTAATGTAACAATTTGTGGAGCGAATAGTTGCACAACACAAACAAGTATACCGAATGCTACTATAATTGGTTATAATAATTCTGTAACAAATGGTGTGACTGGAGCAGTAATTTTAGGAACTGGAAACTCTGTCGGAGCAAATAACGGGATTGCGATTGGAACGGGTATAACAAACACAACTGCAAATCGAATTCAGATAGGGACAGGAACATCTACAGTTTTTATTGGAGGTGAGGCAAATTTAACTAATCAAGTTATAAATGCGGTCAATCCTACTCCTATTACTGGAGCATTTAGTGTGCCAGCATTATCGCATTCTACATACAGCATTCTAAACACAACTGCATTCACAATAACATTAATAACACCAATCGCTTCTCGTTTAGGTCAAAGAATAACCTTCCGACGAATTTTAGGTAGTAATCTAACACAAGCAATTACTTTTACAACTGTGGCGGGAACTGCTCTAATGTATGGACGCAATTCAGTGACTGGAGCAACAACAATAACTTTACCTCCATACGCAACTACAATAACTTTTACTCTTCAAGCGACTGCAACTCCAGCATATGGTTGGTATGTAACTGATGGCGACTTTTTTGCGGACTTGTCTTACAAAAGTTACTTTCTATCAATGGTGAATCCTAACATATTAACTGCAGTAACAATGAACGCTCCATTATATGAATATAACCGTGTCAATATTGCAACTGGAACATTTTCATTGCCATTATCGTCAGAGGTTGAAATTGGAACAGTATTACGTTTTAGAAGAGTTACTACAGTGACTGGTGCAGTGACAATGCAAGTTCAAGCGGGATCAGGACACGGTATTTTGCCACGTAATGCAATTGGAACAGTATTAAGCACAGTCTTAATGGCGACTGGTGTAGCATATGCATCAGTTGTATTTTTGGAAGCGAGTTTATGGGCAGTTCTTGATTAATTTCTCACTATGCAATATATACCCCCATACACAGAATGGACAGTTTAGCGATTGTCCCAATAAACCACGAAATGGCGGTTGATGTTCGGCGGACTGCGATAAAAAACAAAATCATCGAGAGGATTCAAGAACTGAAAATAAATATTGAGACATACAAGGGAAACTCGACGATGTTGTTATTAATCTGCAACCTTGCGGAGCATTTGGTAAAGAAGAAATACAAGATTGACAAGAAGGAATTAGTTGTCGATATAATGCATGAACTGTTTCAATTAAATAGTGTCGAGAGGATTACCGTTCAAAATAATATCGAGTTCTTGTGGAACAATGGAAACATTAAAAAAGCATCGGCGTTTTATTTATTCTGCGTTGGAGTCAAAGAATATTTTGTAGGTAAAAAAAAATGAGAAAAATCTCATATAAACTGCGGGACATAACCCGTGATACATTCATAAATAAATTGATAGACAAATATAACATATCCCACGCAGGTTTGGTATATTCGATATTAACCACGAATCCTCTCGACATTCCCCTCCATTTTATCATTTCAGTTCTTGCCAGTAAGATAGGATTAAGCAAATTTGCAGTTGCAATAATCATCGCATTCCTTTTATAGTTATTTGGTTAATTTTTGTTTGACCCAATTAACCAACCACTTATCATCTGTTCCCCAATCAGCAAATTCGGGTAATTCTAAAACATATCCTCTCGTATCTATAACAATATCATTCTCATCATAGAGTAAAACATTAATTGATGCAGACACGAACGGGATGTATCGCATTACGGAAATCTTTGCTTTACATATCCGTTTTGTTATTGTTAGATTTGGGTAGACTGGAAATACGCTCTGATCATTTGGGAGTATGATTGGATTATTTAACGGTGCAAGTTCGGAATACATTATTATATATTTAGACAACTATTTAAATATATAGAACTGGTTCGTTTATGTGGGGCACGAAGTGCCCCCTAAATGGCGGTATTTTGGTTAATCCATCATAGACCATTGATTAACCAGCAAATTAAGCATTGAATAATTAACTAGATACTTGACTTATATATAACCATTCTAACAGGTTAATTGCAGGGTAATTATGCAGTGCGATATTAAAACGTTTTAATATCCTATTGCATAATTAACCAGATACTTGGGTTATATATAACCATCTTTACGAGTTAATTATTAGTTGCTTAATTTGCGGGTTAATCTATTAGGGGGCACTCCGTGCCCCCCCTTGAAAGACCATTTATAGTATAAACCATTTAGCGTAAATTATTCTCTCCGTTATATCTATAACCGAATTTAACCAATGCCCCGTATGCACAAAATAAGTGAAGTCGCCCGTGAGATAATCTCCAAGACCATCCAGAAGAACCGCCCCGCATTATCGCCCAACAGTCTCAAGTCCTACGTGTCCCTCCTCTCGAATATGTTCTATAAGTTTCACGAACCAACAGTTGAACTCAATCTCGAATGGTTCAAGGACGATGCAAATATTCTCGAGGCGTTGAAGGATAAACCCCCGTCAGTCCGTAAGACTTACTTAGCGAGTGTGATTGTCCTCAACGGCGAAGGAGACCATAACCTTCGCCTGTCCTCGATCATGGGCGAAGACCAAGACAAGACCGTAGCAGACTACAACAAGCAGGAGAAAACCGCCAAGCAAACGGCGAACTGGATGGACTACGACGAGATTGTAAAAGTACATACCAAGTATACCGAGGAAGCAATGCCAATCCTCAACGCCAAGGCATCCGTTCCTGTCAGCGATGCCAGTAAGAAGTTGTTGAATAAATGGATGCTCTTGACTCTGGCAACTGGAATACATAATCCACCCCGTCGTTCAGAGATATGCGACATCAAACTCAAGGACTACGACACGGAGAAGGACAACTACATAGATATGAAGAAGAACAAGTTTATTTATAATACTTACAAGACCGCCAAGGCATACGGGCGAGAGGAAGTCGCAATTTCTTCCGAGTTCAAAAAGTTGCTGGTTAAATACATCAAGAAGTTGCCAGACCAAGAATACCTCCTGATGAAGTCCAACGGCACAAAGTTCTCCATCCAAAACATTACGCGCGAACTCAATGTCATCTTTGGTAAGAACATCTCGACCTCGATGCTCCGCCACATCTACCTCTCTAATCTCTACAAAGATATTCCCAAATTAAACCTGATGATTAAAACCGCATCAGATATGGGGCACAGTGTGGGAGAGGCGATGAAGTATGTGAAACATTGACTAGACATTTTGAGACTCTGGTTAATCATTATCTTTAGGAGTATTATAGGATGGCATCGGTTAATCATTCGTCCAGTTTTAGAAGTCAATGCACGAGAGGAAGAGATGACTGTTGTTACGACAACTGCAGACGAAGAATTGGAACCAGAGATTATGTTCGAGACGATATACTCGGAACCAGAAATCACATACGAAATAAACGAGCATTGATTCGAGAATACCAAGCAAGAATCGAAGAGGAACTTTTAGATCTAGAATGGATTGCCTACTGTCTTGGTAATTAGACTTAATTTTCTTCCAATAATAAATAGTATGCCATACACAATTGAAAAAGTATCCGGAGGATTTAAAGTTTTTCACGGAAAAGATTCATTTAGTAAAAACCCACTGACGAAAAGAATGGCAGAAAAACAACGCATTAGTATCGCCATCTCAGAGCATAAAAAGACAGGTAAACCTACGGGTTATTACTTTGGTTAAACTATTTAGGAAAAACAATTTAAAAAAATCGCATTAGATATTATACCACTGCATAATATACAATCAAACAATGGAGACAGTTCCAACTATCGAACCAGAACCTGAAATTAACCCGAGAACAGGATTACCATATAAGACCTCTGCCAAAGTCAGAGGGTATAAAAGTAAATGGCGATTGAACAATACGCCAGTAGTTATTGAACACATTCGTAAATGGCAGGCGAACAACCGAGACAAAGTTCTCGAATACCAATACAGATACATGCGTAAGAAGAACGAAGAGCATAAATATTTGAAGGAACTATTTAGCGAAGGACTAGAACCCGAAATTACAACATTCACAGTTGTATAATTTGTAATTTTGGACATATTTACGCCAAAACGATATAAATAATATCTCTTAATCAATATATATTATTTAGGAAAACATAATGGAACTCATCGAACGCCCAAATTTAGACGCTGTCAAGTATCTTAACTCTTTTTCATTGAAGTCCTTCCACGATGACTGCATACGTGATGCGGAAATTAATGGAAGTAAGAAACCGACCGATAAAGACATAAAAACGTGGTTCTCCATATTGAAGCAATTTTGCAAAACTAATCTCAAAACCAAGGGTATTACCAAGCGGATTTATTCATATTCGCTAGACACTCCCGCTGGAGAAGGAGGTAGATTATTCTCTGGTGGATCAATGCAGGGTATATGGGGAGTTTACCGTGGATTATTGATGAGAGGACGTGGGACGGATATTGACATGGCAAACTGTCATCCAGTCATTCTCCGCTACATTTGCAAAAAACATAAAATACCTTGTCAATCACTTGAGTATTACATCAATAATCGAGATGAATGCCTCTCACAATTCTCCACACGCTCCATTGGAAAGAACGCCTACCTTGTCGCTACAAACTCCGAGAAGATTAGTCGCCGTCCAGATACAAATGAAACCTTCAAGAAATATGACCGTGAAATGAAGGATATTCAAAACAAACTATTATTATTGCCAGATTACAAAGACATCATTGAGAGGATTCCAGATTACAAAATGTCGCAAAACTTTAATGGGTCTGTCATCAACCGCATATTATGCAAATACGAAAATGAAATCTTGCAAGAAGCGATTACCGTAATAAACAAGAGAGGATTGGAAATTGCAATCTTGATGTTTGACGGTCTTATGATTTATGGAAATCACTATGAAAATAATATTCTGTTACGGGACATCGAGCAACAAGTTGAGTCAAAGTTTTCCGGACTTGATATGAAATGGACTTATAAAGAAATCGATGAATCATTAGAAATACCTGCTGATTTTGACATGGAAGATGGAGAGGAATATAGACATGCGAACGATGATACGGAGGCGGCCAGATTCATTATTGATGACTTGAAAGATGACTTGAAATATTCATTTAACCGCATATTTTTCAGAGATGGTCACGTGTGGATTAGTGATGAAGCAAAAGTCAGAAATGCAATATTTGTATTCGTCCTCTCGAGTAATATCAAAAAATTATCATCAAAGGGAGAATGGACATCATATGCACAGAATAATAAACCCGCCAAATCCATTGCAGAATGTGTTGTCGATATTATTAAACGAGAAACGGTTTCAACAGATGATTTTTACCATAAATTGCATTCTACCACAAAAGGTCGTCTATGTTTTCAAGATGGAGTTCTAGATTTATCCTCTCAACAGTTTTATAAATGGAATGACATCAAATTCGAATATTATACTCCTGTCATGATTCAAATGCAGTATGCTGACTATTTTGCAAATCCAGATCGGGAATTGTCGAAAAAGATTCTTGAAAAAGTGTTTACTCCATTGTTCGGGGATAAAACTTCTCTAACATTGCAATTCCTTGCCCGTGCATTGGCGGGACACTCTGAAGATAAAAATTGGTTCAATCTTATTGGTAATAGGGACTCTGGTAAGGGTGTCATTTTCAAGGGATTGAAATCCGCATTTGGAAACTATGTTGATTCATTTGAATTATCCCATTTTCTTTATCAGCGTGACCGTGAAGATATGACTGAGGTTAGTCGTAAAATGTATTGGATGCTTCCACTTGAGTTTGTTCGCTTCGCAATCTCTCAAGAAACTCCCAAATATAACACAGCATTATTCAATGGTAAATTGATGAAGAAAGCACAGGGAGGCGGAGATGAATTCAAAGTAAGACGTAATTATGATAGAGAGGATACAACTGTGATTCTTGACACGACATTCGGTATTATGGGTAATGATGAATTGAAATCCGCTGATAATGATGTATTTGAGCATTGTTTGCAAATCTCATCCTCTCTACAATTCAAAACACAGAAGGAAATTGACTTTATAAAAGAGACAAATGATAATCCCTTAATGTGGGAAGGTCTCTATGTTGCAGATGATTCATTGAAGGATTCAATTGTGTCTCCAGAGTGGAGCAAAGCAATTATTATTTTACTTTTTGATTACTACTCAACAACGAAAATCTCAATTACACGAGAGGTTGATGTTGCGGAAGATAATGATCTCCGCAGTAGACTATTACAGTTTTTTTCAGTTACAAAGGACTCCAATGATGTTATTCCTGTAATTGATGTTTATAATGAAATTGGTGATTCCTCCCGTAAAATATGTGCTGAGTTGAAACAGTTGGGAGTCGAGAAAAAGAAGGCAACCAAGGGAGAATACAGGATGACATACCTATTTCACGGATTGAAACGTCTTACGGAAAATGCAGTCAATGACATTCCTGATAATGTCACTGTAGAGACCTACTAACCGTGTTCCAAAATGTTCCAAGTGTTCCAACTTGAATGCCTTATTTACAACTTTAAATAGTTCAATGATGATTTTTGGTTAGACTAACGTAAAAAAATTCTCTACAGAATAAATGTTTGACTTAAGCGTGGTCAAGTTGGAACATGGAACAAATCCTAGAACCCCCGTTGTGAGTATCAATTAATTCAATATAAGTTCAACTTTTATATTGAATCTGCGAATCCTCTCAAAGACTATCATTCCAGAGTAGATGATATGCCAACCAAGCAGGTGAGTATGCAGGAGCGTCTGCCCATTTGGCATTGCGTCTTTGGAAATTTGCCAAACGGACAGGGTCGCCGTGTCCTGTATAATCTTGCGAACCTTTCAACCCAAAATGAACATATTTTCCTGTAGCAGGGTTGATTATCATATATTTCTTGGAAGCACGAGAGGATGGAAGGATTTCTCCAAGTTTGTATTTCGTTGCCAAGCGTTGGACAGTTTTGATATTGGAATCCATGTGTATACTTATCAAAGAGAGATTATCTAAAGAATAAATCTTTAGGGAATATATAAATGAAGCGAACTCCAACCAAGGATAATTTACAAGATTGGAAAGCGAGAGAATTGGATTCATTCTATGTATGCACAATCAATCCAGAACGGGCGTGTTATGATATTGTGTATTCATACTTGTATTATTTCTGCTGTTGCCATTGGGTAGAGACTTTATAAATGATATTCCGCTGTCGGTCGGAGCAAATAATTATCTCTTGATTATTTATAAGATGGGAAAATTAACCAATTCACAATGTGCAAATATTGTAAGAAAGAAGGAAGTCCGCAAAGATCGATTTTATACTCCTGAAAGTCTGGTAAGGACGCATCTCGCCAAGTTTATACCTGATGCATTTGAAGGATTAACCATTTACGAACCGTTTGCAGGTAAAGGTGCCTACCTCTCGTTGTTTCCAGAATATTTTCCAAAATGCAATTATGCGTCAACCGAAATAGATGAAGGAACGGACTTCTTTGAGTATGCTGGAAAATGTGATATTATCATATCAAATCCTCCGTTCAGTATTTTGAAACAAGTGTTTGAGAGGATGTATGAACTCAAACCGCAAATAATATCGTTGGTTTTAAATCAACACGCTGTCACTCCGTGTCGGATTCGTGAAGCGAATCAATACGGATATTTTGTTGCGGATTACCATTTAACCCGAGTCGATAAATGGTTCGGGGTTGCATGTATATTAACTCTGACTCGGGATATTACCGAGAATTGCATTAGGTTTGATACTGTGAAGCATCGACTGATGGAGCAGAGTCCGCCAGCGACTGTTTGAATTCTTCCACTCTGTTTTTTAGATCTTCCTTCGCTTGTTGGTCTTTAAGTTGCTTACGAAATATATAACGCTTCCTGTCTGCTATTCGAATCTCTTCCCTGTTTTGGAGGTAATACTGGCGATTATATCTGGTAATCTCGTCTTTATGTAGGTTATAATAATGTTTAGCGTATTCACGTATTTCCTCCCTATGACTGGCATAATATTGTCTGCTGTGTTGCTTGTATCTTTCTTTGTGTTTTTCGTAATAATCTTTGTAGTAGTTTTTCGCATCAAATCCTTCGTTCTCCATCCTCTCGTTCGGTTTCTATAATATTGTTGGAGACAATTTATTTAGACGGTTTAACGAATTCATCAATAATTCCCTTTAGGAAGGAAAGAATGAAACCGATAAAAAAACCGACCATAGTATAATACTCTTTGAGACAATTCTTTCTAAACAACATATTTAAAGACCTCGTGCTAATATGTTATAAGATATTATAAGATGCCACGAAAGCAAATCGACTACTCAAAAACTATTATTTATAAGATTGTCTGTCGGGATTTATCCGTAACAAATTGTTATGTTGGTTCCACTACCGATTTTATTTGCCGAAAAAACAGTCATAAAATGGAGTGTAATTGTGAAACACATAAACAATATAACTACAAAGTATATAAAACTATCCGCAATAATGGAGGTTGGGATAATTGGAATATTATTGAAATTGAAAAATATCCATGTAATGATGGAAATGAAGCAAGAGCAAGAGAGAGACATTGGTATGAAACATTAAAAGCGGATATGAATGGGTGTGTACCGAATAGAAGTAAAGCAGAATATAACAAAATAAACCATCTAAAGTATGCTAATATACACAAAGATTATCGTGAAAGGAATAAAGAAAGTATAGAATGTGGATGTGGTGGAAAATACAAAATATACCATAAATCGACACATTCCAAAAAACAAAAACATATGGCATATTTAGCGAAATTATTATCTCAACCAACAATATAGAATAATGCCCAATCCGTGGATAATGCATGTCAAAATGTTCAGTAAGAAACATGGAATGTCCTACACACAAGCAATGAGTGATCCCCGTTGCAAAGCATCCTATAAGAAGATGTAAAACCCAATCTACATATATTTCTAATTCAAATATATGAAGAATGCCAAAAAAGCGACAACTACCAACCGAGATTAGCGAGTATGTAATGGAGTCAAAAGAAAAACCAGAGAAATCCAAATATTCTACTAAACCTCTCACTAAGAAGAAGAAACAAACCAAAACAGAGAAGATGGAATCAATGGGAGTGATTTGTTAAGCAAATACTCCAGCGGATGGAGTAGCAGATGCAGAGCGAGATAAATATTTACTTTTTTCTTCCTCTTTTTGCCTTAGCAATACTTCTTTTTCCATTTTTTTTAATTCTTTTTGTCTCTGTTTTGCTTCTCTTTCTATTTTTTTTACGTCTTTTTCTAGTAGTATATTTATAGACTCTCTAAGTTTAGTAGGAGTTTTGCTGGGAGTTTTAGCGCGAGCAGATGCCGAACGTTCTGCACTAGTAGATTTAGCAGGGAGAGAAACATCAAATGATATTTTCTCACTTGGTTGCATTTGTGCAGTGACTGCATTATATATTTCTGCTGATGTAAAGTTTTGTTGTTCTTCTGGCGTAAGGTTGGCAGGTTTTACTCCTTGCAACAATCCCTTTTCTGGTGGAGGAGCATTAAATACTGGGTTAGATGCAGGTTTAAACATACCCATAATAGACTGTTGGCGTGGGTCTCTAACTGCTGGTGTTGCAATAGATAATTTTGTTTTTTTCCTAGCAGTCGTTGCTGAAACCATTGATTGTAGTTCTGGTTGGTCGTATACATCTGTCATTCCAAATACAGGAGATGAATCTCGTGCAGTTGGTTTAGGACTAGATTTCCGTATTCTAGATTTTTGTAAAATAGAACTAGTTTGCTGTCCTCTAGATTCTTGTAAAAGAGGACTAGTTTGCTGTCCTCTAGATTCTTGTAAAAGAGGACTAGTTTGCTGTCCTCTAGATTCTTGTAAAATAGGACTAGTTTGCTGTCCTCTA